TGTATCGATGACGAAATCGCCCGTAATGGTGCCGCCAGTGTTAACATCTTGAACCTGGAACTCTCCGCACGATCCATCAGCCCAATGCAGGTCAGCAAGTCTTTGAGCGCCAACGATAGATAGCCCAGTGATGGGCTCTGTTCCGGTATTGTTGTCAGACAACCCTGACGCGGACATTGTGAATGTTTTAAATCCATTGGCTTGGGACGTTGTATGATCTCCGGTGGTCGTTGAGCTTGTTGTGCTTTCGATTGGAGCGCCGCTATCATAATTAAAATCAACAAGTCCGCCGACTATTTCCCAAGCAGTATCGGCATCATTCCTCGCTAAAAGCACAATCTCTTTTGCTTTTTTTACTGTATCTGCTGCACATGCCATGATAAACCCTCTTTAAAATGCTTTTCTGTACGTAAAAAAATTCATTGAATAAATATGGCGTTCGTTTTTATCCTTTCCAAGCGCAGAAATATTGCTACCCTGCTCGAATCCTTTGTAGACCGTTGTGTTAATAGTAACGCATTCGGATTGAGACAACAAAAAATCAGAAATCGCTTTGGCTGTAGCGTAAACAAGATGCGCAGCCTGTAGTTTCGCGCCTCGAACTAGAATCTGAACTGATGGCTGTTCGTATAGCTCTTTTATATTGGATGGTGTTCCAACGCCATCTAGCACAAGCGTTTGAGCATCTGTGTCGCCCCATTCTCCACCAAACAAATCAGTTCCTAGCGTGCCAAGAGCATTATCATTTAGCAGGGCAGCAACATCAAAGTGGATTGCATTAGTCATACCTTAGCCCGTCTTTGGATTATGCTTAGGATTTGAGGGATATTGTTTTTTATCGCCCTCTCTAAGAATTTCGGTCCGGTTCCTGGCTTTGTCCAGTTTGTGGATTCTGGGAATTCATGAACGAATGGGGCGTATTCAGCAGTGTAACCAACGGTAACGCGAAGCGGTCCGACAGGCTTAGAGAATGAACTATTAACCAAAACGCCAAATTCAACCGGCGCTATCTCTTGAGATTCGCCTTTAATGAAAGCGCCAGCTGCCAATAGCCCTTTATGTGTAGCGCCCTCGATACCCTTGATAGCCTTGCTCAAGTTACTGAGTACATTGTCCAGACCTTTGATAGTTTTAGCCATCACCGAAACCATCCCTTAATCAGAGTTGTCCCGCTTGGAGTTGCTGACCTTGCGCGCACATCATTCGCCGCAGCAACTGGGCTTAGCTCTGTAGATGTACCAAAATAAACTTTATCGTTTAGTAGCATATCGCCATCAGTATAGACAACCGCAGTACTGACAGAATCATCACCATTACTATCTGTAAATTTTTCTTGCTTGTATGCAATGCGGGCGTTAAGGACAGCCGGAGCGCTCCAAGTAATACCACCAAAACCATCATTCCCGGCTTCGCGCCATAGCGTGATCTTTTCGGGCAAGGAGAACATCAAGCACCACCAAAATTAAAGAAATTCACTTGCCGCTTATCGACCTCGGCAAGGCAGCCGTTCAAAAGCCCATTGGCCGTTATTCCGTAACTAGTACCCAAGACACCTTGGCCGGTTGTCGATCGCTGAAATTTTACAGAGTAGTTTTCAAATTTCTCTTCTGTTTTGATGCCTCCGCCGCCAGCCTCACCAGCACCGGACCCTGACATAATATGGCAGGTTAGGAAAGATTCGGCAGATATCAAACAATCAAGACTAACGCCATCGACGCATCCAGAAGCAACAACTTTATCCACAAGGCAGGTCGCCGCGCAGATAAACGTATTGATAACAGGATCAAGCGAAGTACTTCCGTTGATCGCTCTGACATTATCAGGAGACGTCCTAGCCATTATAGAGAAGCCTTGGACTTGCTGCCTTTAGATTTCTTTTCTGTCGCAATTTCGGCCTTGGCTTGATTGATAATCTCAACCTTATTGACTAAAGACCTGGCCTGCTTATCAGTCAGCTCGACAACATCACCAACCGCATACTTAAGACAGCCTTTTTGTGTAACTTTGTACTTTTTTGTACCTGACATAAGACCTCCAAAAAGAGCCCCCGAAGGGGCTAAGTGCCCACCAACATTAGGTTAGGTGTAGGACGCCAGTCAAACTATTGGAGTCTACTTTGATCTGATGAACCATGGCAGCATATGTAGTCATCACCTGCGGCTGCATTGGATTGGTTTTTTGATGAGGTACGGAAATGATATCTGTGGCAACAGCTAATTCGACTGTCCTCGCTGCCATTTCAACCATTACAACCTCACCTGCGGCTAACTTTTCAGCTGGCTTAACGTCCTTGACTTGTGCAATTTTTCGCATACGGTCAACAATCATCATGCCAGAGCCGCTGGTATCCGTTGACTCGACCTTGTAATCATTCTGAAGGTTAGTCCAGATATCATTCGCAACATAGATCATGACGCTATCGTTACCAACACCGCCTTGGCTAGAAAACATTGCGCCGATACTTGAGACCGTTTCAGGCACGATCGCAGCAAGTCCCGCCGCCGTGGTTAACGTCCAATCTGAGATAGAACCAGTTCCCCGATTAGGATGTGTCGTATAACCATAGAGAGGCTGGTTTGCTCCGCCAAAGTTAACAACAATTCCTGTGTTACCGTTGAATAGAGTCTCTTCGAGACGCTCCGCAACCTGACGGACTGATTCGGTCATGCCAAGGCTTCGTTTATAATCAAAACCTTGCTGACGCCAAGGAACACTAAACGATTGATGTGTAATCGGGTTTGGCGTGTAATCTTCCGTGAAAGCGGTATCGTTGTTTTGATAGTTCTCAGGGTTCATCTCCTGAATAGCGGCCTGGAACTCGTTGACATTTTCAAAGCCGACTAACTGCTCGCAGATATCAACACCAAAAGATAAGCCACCGCTTTGCAGGTCAGTGATGCCGTTTAAGGAGCGACGACGAACCTCTACAATCTTGTCTTGAATAACAAGAAAATCTTCATGCCGCAAAGTGCCGTTAGCATTAACCGCCATTTTTTGAAGAGCGGCTGTAGGCTTGTTGTCGCGGCCGATAATCTTACCTTCAGCATTTACTACGATGTATTTGCCCTGACCTTTACTACTTGCCGCAAATTGATCAGCATGCAGTTTGTCATAGTTAGCCCACATCTGGGCTCCCTGCATAATGTTTGCCGCGTGCTCTGCTCTAGAGTTACCTTGAGCCACATATAGTTTGTTAAGCTGCATTCTAAACCCCTTTTACGCGATGCGTACTTTGATTCGAGCCGTTCCGGTCGTGGTTGTTGTGACTGGGGAAATCGGCCAGCCTACTATTGATACGTCCGCGTTGCCTGTCGTATCTGCATTAATTTTAAGCGTCCCGTCACCGTTGGAAACTAACTCAGTAATACGAGTAGCGGTTTGTGATATCGCCAAAATCATGTTGGCAGCTTGTCCTGGCTGCGCATATCCAAAGCGGACAGTTTCGCCAGCCACATAGGCCGCGTCAATGTCGCTCGCTACAGGCAAATTGGGTAAGCAAATCATTTTTTGGCTTATTCCGTCGGCCGTTGAATGCTCTTGGACGGTTCCAGCTGCCAAATATTCGAGAAGATGGCCAGGGGTAGGTGTTGCGCCCGCCGCGCCTATCGCTTCGCCAATTATAAAGGAGCCTTTGCCGTTTGTTTCTAGCTCAATAACTTGAGGTGTATCAGCCATTAGTCATGCCCCCTTATGAGAAATCTACAGCGATATCGTCGCTGTTTGAATTTGTTGTGATGCCATCCTGAAGAGAAAAGTCATTCCCAGGAACCAAAGAATCAGCCAGTTTTTGAAGCTGCGCCTCTTTCATGCCTTCGAGATCAGGGCCGTCAAACTTAGAGTTTGCAATGATCCCTTCTTTGATCTTTTCAACACGCTCTTTTTCTGAGGCTTCGAATTTATCGGCATTAGCTTTCAGTGCTGTGTGATCTGCTTTAGTCAAGACAACCGAATCGGCAGCGTTAACGGTTAGACCTTCAGCAACAACAACCGCTTTGGCTTCATCTAGTGTGACGGCTGGCTTTTCAGCGTTCACGGCTAGGATCAATTCGTTAGCGGTCAATGACTGAAGTTTTACGCGATCCGCTTTAGACAGATCAGTAGCATCAATCTCAATTTTCATTAAGGTTTCCTCTGGTTTAGACTCAGGCTGACCGCCGTCATCGTGATTCACTACGAACAAAGACGAGTTGCCTTGCTCAGAGTTAAATAATACTTCCGTACCGGCTAGCGCTCCGGCTGCTTGCTCTCCATCGAGAATAGCCAGGTGATCAAATGAAAATCCTTTGCCTACGTTGCTAAACGATTGGCCTAATTCATCTACGCCATTTCGAGCAATTAAGCGCGCTATATTTAATCCGGTAGACACGCCAAGCTTCA